TCATAGCGATTGACATACTCCCCGATGATTTTCACGCCACAGAACACATTCTGATACGGGTCAAGCATATCCGCACACCGATACTCCTCGTTGAGCCATGTGTGGTTGACCTCATTGATTTGCATGAGTCCGTAATCGTCCGTTTTACTTACAATTTCGGGATTAAATTGACTCTCATGCTCAATCATTGCGTACACGAGCGTTACTGGTACATTCTCATCGGCACAGATTTCATAGATATATCTCTGCAAGCTATGAGAGAGAGGTACATCAAAATAGAAAATATCCGATGTTTCCGGGAGTTTATCTGTGCTATAAACAGGGACTTCAACTGTTTTCGTGACCGTCACCGTATCGGTTTTCGTAGGAGCGGTCAGTCTACCAATCGTAAAGGCGGTAGCAATCAACACAGCGATAACGGTTAATAATCTTACGAGTCTCTGTTTGTTGACTCGTTTAGTTCTTCTACACTCAGTAGCCATTTTTGGTAGTCCTCCTCGTTTTTAGGGTCTTGGTAGAACTGTTCCAAAATCCTCATAAGTGGTCTTGCGAGGTCGCTCACCTGTGAATCAGTGAGCTTCAAGTTCAGTGAGGATTCTGTCACATTCATCGAGGACTCGCTTTGCCTTTGGGTAGGTATAGACCCCACGAATGATACTCGACATTTCGGGCGGCTGAACTGTGATACCTCGCTTACGCAGTTCAAGAATCATGTCCACCTGCTTTACACCAAGTGCTTCCATTCGCTTCTGAATCTGACTCATCGAGTTTTCCTCCTTTCATGGTTCTTGAAATCGAAATTGCCATTGACAAAAAGGCGAATTATTGTTATTATTGTTATAGGACTAATCCGCTTCAACTTCCCGAAAATTGCCGTTTTCGAGAGGTCGGTTTCTTATTGTCAATTCGGATATTCCGAACTTCTTGTTCTTAGTATAATTCTTATTATCTGAATTGTCAAGAGGGAAATTCAAAAAATCCGAATTATTTTCCAAGGAGGGAACTCTATGACTTTTGCTGAGAACATCAACCGTATCTGTGCTGAGCGCGGCACGAACTTAACCGCCGTTATCAAACAAATAAAAAATGGACAGTCTTCATACACGACTGCCATCAATAAACGAGGTTCTATACCAAACCAAGAGGAATTACTTGCTCTCGCCAAAATCCTGCAATGCTCCGTAATGGACTTTTTTGCCGATGAAGAAGACCTCTGCTGTGAGAAAGCTGTACCCGAAAACGAGGACGAGGAGGACATTCTAAAGGTATATCGCGCGTTACCTCGCCGCGCCAAGCATGAGTTCATGGCAATGGTTTATGAGTTTGGAGACCGAAAAGAATACGAGGGGGATAAAGCAAACGCTATCGGTTGAGCGCGTCATTCCCATTGAATTACTTTACAGAAAGCGCGAATTGGAGGTGAGACTACGAAAGCGGTAATTTACG